ACATTTTATCCAAACAACTTGGCGATGCCATTTCATGTTTAAATATTAACCACAAACTTTTAACCATAGAGCACTATATTCCGGAGTCAGCGATAAAATCTGGAACACCACCAGAGGTTGTTGGTTGCATTGGTAATTTATTGCTTATTGATGAATCTACCAACAATAACATCCTGAAAGACTCCAGCATCGAGAACAAATACAAAACCCTAGTTGAAAAAGGTTACCCACTGAAACAGACCTATATTTCGAGCCCCAAATGGGGGGAAAGTGAAATAAAGAGCAGAACTGAATCTATTGCAAATCAGTTATACAATAGCACGTCACTTATATAATAATTAGATTAACCCCCTCTTAAACGTGGGGGGATACAATTATTTAACGCCAGCTCTCATCTTCCCATACTTCCTGAAGGATGCTATCCAGCGCTTCGCGGTCTGAATCTTTATCGAACCCCATCAGCTCAACACCTGTCATGGATCCCTTTCTAACTGTAACGCGCGTTGACGGAAAAACAGACTGTATTCGCCTTGTCAATTCGCATTGAAAAGCATCAATAACCGGCTGTCCTATTTTTTGGTCTTTATCTAACGTGATATTTACCTTCACCTTGCTCTCCTTTGCAAAAGTTTCATGGACAGGCGGAGCGGAAAAAACAACGGAAAAATTATTGTTTTTCATTAGATTGCCTTTTGCTATTTCCGCAATCAAATTTAAGGCAATTTCTCGGTCTCGCTCCTGACAAGTCCCCTCAGTCGTCAGACGCGCAATCATTTCGACACGCTCTATCATGACGTGCTCTCTCAACTCTCTATCCACACAACCTCCATAACGAGATACTGTATAAACATACAGTATCACATATTAGCAAAAGGTGTGAAGAAAAAAATCACAGTTAAATACACTGTATGTACATGATATGGATGAATATTAGCGGTTACATTTTAGTTGCCAGTTC